GTACCGACACCACTTTAAGTCAATTATAGAACCATCGTAAAATAGCGTTTTTAGAAAAATATGAAAAAAAATATGAAAAAAATAAAAACAGGAACACCTGCAGGATATAAAGCAGGACTAAGTGGACGAAAGACCAGAAGCCAAGGACAAGGAAGAGGTCTTGGTAGAGGAAAAGGCAGTGGTCCAATAAACAGGCGTAAAAAATGAAATTATACAAATTAAAGGTCAAAATAGGTAAAAAAATGAATGGAAAGGTGTTTAACTTTACTTCAGACGACCCTGTTGAAGACCTTTTGAGCATAAACATAGATAAATTGGTAGAACCAGCGACTATAACTCTTGAAAAAGACGGGTTAAAAGCTACCAGACAATTACAATCTTTCAAAGCAAGAATGTGTTTTAATAATAAACTCCACGCATTTTATTTAATTAAAAATATGCACTGGATACTCAAATAATGGAAAAAACAACAGAAACAGTATACGAATATATCCTACGAGAAGAACAAGAGTTCAAGACGGGAATGGGAGTTCCTGTTGTAGACGGGTGGGATTTCAAGATGCACGAGCATATCCGCCTAACAACCCTTTACAAGTATGGGCAATTGTCCACTGGCAAAACCGACGACAAACCAGTAGAAAATATAATCCTCCCAATTCTAAATGTCGCTTATAGATTAGAAGATATTGATGTAAAAGACATTAAAATCTATGTAGATGACAAAAATCTCTTTCATAAGTCCTTTGTTCTTAAGAAATTTCACGCAAGATGGGCAAGAAAGTTTGAAATTGATACATTTTTAGACAGATTAAAGACAAGTTGGATTGATTTCGGACTAGCTCTTGTAAAAAACAAGGGAAAAAGCCCAGAAACAGTTCCTTTGCAGAGATTAGCTTTCTGCGACCAGACAGATATCTTATCAGGTCCAATTTGTGAAAAGCATATGTTCTCCCCAGACCAACTACAAGAAATGGCAGGACGATGGGATAAAGACAAGATTGAAGAAGCTATCATAATGGCAAGAGCTGAAAAAGAGAACTCACAAGTAACTAACCAACCACAAAAAACCCCAGGCAAGTATATTCCTGTTTATGAACTTCACGGAACATTACGAGAAGATTGGCTAAGAGATGATGGCGACCCAGAAAAATATGTCAAACAAATCCAAATAGTTACCTATTACGAGTCAGACGATAAACGAAAGAACGGAATTACCCTATTCAAAGGTCCAGAGTCAAAACCAGTATATGACGCTTCCAAGAGAGATGAAATTCACGGTAGAAACTGTGGATACGGGGGGGGAGAAGAACTCTTTGAACCTCAAGTATGGCATACATACTCACTAATCCAACTCAAAGAAATGCTTGATGTAGCTTCTCTTATGATTGTTAAGACAACTGACGCTGGATTAGCCAAACGACAAAAGATTACAGACCTTGAAAAAGGCGAAATGTTAGAAATCGCAAGTGGTGAAGATGCTTCACAACTTCGATTTGACCCAATTAACTGGGCAGCTTTCAAGGATTGGCAGAATGACAGGAAACTCTCGGCTCAAACACAAGGTTCAGCCAACGACCCACAACTCGGAGTAGAACCAAAATCAGGAACAGCTATGGGACTCCAAAGAACGACTATCGCACAAGGACAAGGTATTCACGAATATCGCAAAGGTATTATGTCCACTTTTATAGTCCGTCTTTATAAGAACTGGTTCTTAAAATACTTAATTGACGAAATTAACAAGGGAGATGAGTGGATGGAAGAACTCAGCCTCAAAGAACTTCAATGGATAGCCAAGAGAGTTTCTGACAATCGTGCTGAAAAGAAAAAGATAAGTTTAATTTTAAGTGGAAAATCTACTAACCAAATAGAAATAGACACTTACAAAGAACAAATCAAAGAACAGATACTAGGAGAAAAAGAACAATTCTTAACAGTAATGAAAGACGAGTTCAAAGATGTTCCTATTGATATCAAAGTCAATGTAGGGGATAAGCAAAAAAACCTACAAGGAGAAGCTGGAACAATTATGGACTTTATAAAAGCAATTATTTCAACAGGTGGAGCTATGCTTCAATATGATGGGATGGACGACCTTCTAAACCAAGTAATTGAATATATGGGGTTAAATCCAGTAGATTTTTCTAGTATGGGTCAACAACAAAATCAATTAACGCCTCAACAGGCACAACCACAGGCAGCTCAAACTGCCCCAGTGGCACAATAATATGATATTAGAACAATTATTCAACGATAGAGAAAAAGAAGAAATTAATAGATTTGTAAATAACCCAACAATGTTAGAAGCTGTTAAAAAGGTTATTTTATCAGCTGTCTATTTTGATGGAACAATTCGCAAAGAGGGTATCCCAGATACAGCAGAAAACTTTGCTTTAGGATTAGCAGTTGTCGCTACTAATGATATGAAAGTTACTGACGCTAAATTAGGAAAAGAATTAAAGACAGCATTAGCAGCAGTTCAGATTTTAGAAAAGGGGTTTTTAAAACTTCAAAGATTTAATGAAAAGAAACCTAAAGAAAAAGTAGAACCTCATAATCAAGCTAGATAAAAAGGTCGAATAAATAAATTAAAAGAAAAAAATATATATGAATGAAAATTCAAAATTATTACCAGCAATACTTATAGTCGGTATATTTGTTATAGCAATCTCAATGCCAGTATTTTTTATTGCTAAGGAAATATATCAAAATCAACCATTAGGTAGTGTTGAGGTAACCAATGAATATCAAGCAACCAGCACAGCTCTTATGACTGGGACATTAATTAAAGCAACTGAATATAATCATCTTGTAAAAGCATCTACATACGGTTCAGCTACACTAGGTTCAATCGTAATTGCTTCAACAACAGCACACGCAATGAATATCTATAATGCTACATCAACAGATGCAATAGTTAATGGTGATGGCACTTTCATAACTAGATTATCTTCTTCAACACCAAGAGGAACATATACATACGATATTGAAATGAACGCAGGAATAGTTGTCCAATTACAAGCTGGTTATGCAGGAGATTATGTTGTTACATATAGGTAAATAAATTAATATAAAAAAATGATTAATCCATTAAAAAAATTAAAAGATAAAATTCAGGAAAAAGCAGAAGCTAAGGCAGACAAAGTTATTGCTAAAGTTTCTATAAAATCAAAGGTCGCAATTAAAAAAATTAAGAAAGTTAAGAAAAATGACAAAAAAAATAAATAATGGGGTATTCTACGTAGCAATCTCATTAGTTGCAATATTAGCAGTTGGCACAGTCGCATTGGCTTACGCCATAACAAGCAATATCAATGTAGAAGGTGATTACAACAACTACGAAGCAACTCAAGAGTCTGCAGAAGTTAATCTTGGAGCATTTCCAGGACCAGATGTTTACAGTGATGTAAATGTTCATGGTAAATTAGTTGATGGTGGTAAGATTCAGAACGCTAGTACAACCCTAACAACTAATATCACTTTAACAGCAGCACAAGTTTGTGAAGGTTCAATTATCACAGTTAACAGTGCAGCTACAACAGCAACAGTATCAGCTGCAGCTTTAACAGTTACTCTACCAGCAACTTCAACTTTATGGACAACATGTCTTAAAGAAGAAGGAGCTCACGTATCGTTTTTCTTTGCTAATCTATCTCCAACAGCAGCTTCCACAACTGTTATAACAGCAGGAACTGGTATGGACTTATTAGAGCCAGACGACGGAGATGCATTTGATGTAGCAATAGCAGGTGGAGCAAGAGCAAAGATTGATATTTATAGACAAACAGCATTTGAGTCTAACTTAGATGCTTATGTTACAGTTATAGACTTTAGTGCAGCCGATTAATTAATTAAATTGGCGGAGAATAAACGCCTAAAACAAATCTATGGAAATACAAAAAGGGGTGGACACCTCAAGTCCAAAGGTTGATGGCAACAAGTTTCCAAAGTTGGCTAAGGCAACAGAACTTGCGAACAACTACAAAATTCGTGCCGAAAAAGCTGAAGCTGAGAATAAGAAAATTAAAGCTAAAGCACCTGAAGTTAAACCTTCTAAAAAGTCAAGTAAGAAAACAAAAGGTTTTGACTATGGTCAGTTGGCTTACCTCGAAAGCAAAGGGGTTACCAACGAGAAAGACCAAGAGTATCTACTTGCAGAAGTAGAGAATACAGGTAAGGAATTAAAAGATGTTCTTGAATTCAAATATGTTAAAGAAGAGTTAGCAGGATTTAAGGACGATAGAGCATCAACTGACGCTATTCCAGATGGGACTAAGCGTTCAACACAAACTTCTCGTGATAAAGTTGATTATTGGATAGCTAAGGACGAAATGCCTCCAGCTGACCAACAACAACTTAGACGAGATTATGTAAACGCTAAAATCAAAAAAGCAGAAGATAGCTCTAAATTTACTGATAGACCTGTTGTTCAATAGAAGGTCGATGGTCAAAATCGTAGACTAATCAAATTAGATTTGTAAGTCTTTAAGATGAACAATTCTAATCACCAACACAGTTGCATCAACATGGTTATATCCTGAAGAGTGGACAACCAAACTTCAGGAACGATTAGACTATCCAACAAACTGGAAGGATGTTTGTCGAGTTGAATACACAAACTCAAAGGTTTTAATTAATCCTTATATGTCAACTATCCCTTCCTTACAATCTCATACTCGTGGGACTGCCTATACTCATCAAACGTTAGTAATAACGACTGATAATATTACAATCGACCAATCAGCAAACTTACCTATGTTTGTTGACCGAGCTGATGAAGCTCAGACTCCATATTCAAAGCAAATGGAGATGGCTGATTTACAAGGCACTCTTATCAACGAGGCTTATGAGAGTTATATGTTAGCAGCTCACGCTTCTTTCACTAACTTCACAAATGCTTCAATCGGTGGAGGAGCAGGAACTATTACAGTTTCCGCTTCAAACATTGATGACATTATTCGTGGAATTAAGAGAGAAATCGGAGAAGCTAATGGACAAGCATTGATGGATAGGAATGGAGCTTTCATTGTCTGGCGTTATGCCGATATGGAATTGCTAGAGCAGTTCTGTCAGGCTAGAATATCATTGGCCTGAATAAATCCTTTTTAATTGACTTGGAAGCCCGAATACAACGGGCGACAGGGGGCAAGCAAGCGAAAGCTGTGCAGCCTGAACGACTGAACAAAGGGACTTTGAAAATTATTTTCAAAGATGCGACAGTCTGAACATCTACTATAATTGTACATTGAAAATTTAATTAAGATATTGACTAGATAAGTTTAGTTATGCTATGATTAGTATATGAATAAACAACAAAAAATTAAAGCATATAATCGTGAATGGAAACGAAAAAAGTATGCTGAAAATCCAAAAAAAGCGATAGCACAATCAAAAAAAGCTTATGAGAAAATAAAAAAAGACCCAGAAAAATTAAAGGAATATAAAGAATACCATAAGGAATATAATAAGAAATATGGCAAAGAGTATAGAGCGACAGAAGAATATAAAGCTCGTAGGCGAAAAACAGCAAGAGAGTGGTATAGGAAGAATGCTAAACGAATATATCAACAACGAAGAAAAAGACCATACGAAAGACTTGCTTCAGTTATTAGGTCAAGAATATACGACACTTTAAAACACGGATATAAGTCAGCAAAGACAGAGGAGTTAATCGGAATTACGATTAAAGAATTAAAAGTATATATTGAAAAGCAATTCAATAGTGGTATGACTTGGGATAATTATGGATTTTATGGTTGGCACATTGACCACATAATTCCATTATCAAGTTTTGACTTAACAAAAGCAGAAGAACAGAAAAAAGCATTTCATTATACAAACTTACAACCACTCTGGGCTAAAGAAAATATGCACAAGGGTTCAAAAATCTTAATTAAGTTTAGAAGGTAGAGAGAGAAATCCGAAGCGGTTTCTCCCCTCATTATGAGGAGTAACAAATTTGAATGGTTTTAACTTAGCAGACAAAGCTTTGAAAGACGGTGTTCAGGGCGGTTACTACTTTATGGGAATGTATCATTATGTTTCCAATTCTCACACATCAGGACATTTGTTCGGAGGTGTAAGAAAACTATTCCACTTAGGTATCTTAAAAGCTACCAACGGTCAAGTAGTTATTGATAGTGAACCTGCCACAGCAGACGGTCCTTTATCAGGAACAGGTATTGTTTCTCGTATGGACTGGGCATACAAAGTATGGACTAATGTTTTGCCCGTGCTTTTTGATATAACTGTTAGTTAGACAATAAACTAACAATTATGTCAAGTAGGGAGGGGAAACTCTCCCTACAAATGCCGATTAAGTCCAATGGTTGGACGCCAGCCCTGTAAGCTGGAGGTAGGTGGTTCGATTCCATCGGTCGGCTCAAAAATAAATATTATGGGAACATATAACAAAATTGGAGAAGTTACTCTAACAACAAAACCACCACAAGAACCAGAAATGCCACCAGCAATCCCTAGACCAAAACCTAGCAAGGATATTAATTATGATGATTATAAGCCAGAAGTCAGTCAAACAACATCAGCAGCAAAGTCAGGAGAGGTAATCATAGAACCAACAAACCTGATTTTAATAGGCACTACCTGTTATAAGACAATTCTTTTCAGGACTGCTTGGTCTTTAATGGACACCCTCAAAAGATATCCTAATACAGAGATGGCTTTTCAAAGTGGAGTATTTGTTCACGAAAACGCCAATCAATTGGTAGAACTCGCTAAAAGCAAAGGAGCTTCTCATCTTTTACTAATAGAACACGACATAGTCTTCGAACCAGACACACTAGGACGGCTTCTAGCACACGATAAAGATGTAGTCGCTGCTCCATATTCAGGTCGCAAACTTCCAAGAGAACCATTAGTTTATCAGCAAAATAATCCAGGAGAAGAACCATATATGATGAGCTATGATATGTTTCCAACAAAACTCTTCAAAGCTTATGGAGTTCCTACTGGTTGTACCCTTATAAAAATGAGCGTCTTTGACAAATTAACAAAACCCTATTTCTTCTTTGAGTATGATGAACAAGGGAAAATGTTAATGAGTCAAGATATATATTTTAGTAGAAAAATAAATAAAGCTAATATGGAGTGTTTCGTTGACCCTACAATCCAAGTAGT